CCGCCTCAAATGAGCCATAGAAAGCGCCGGCTACGATAGATTCTGGAATTATGAGGCCTTTTTTGCGTAAGTGTGCAAACAATCTATTCTGGGCACCGTATACTAAATCGTTCATAGTATCTTTGGGAAAGGCAACAATTTTATTTTTTGCGGGGGATAGCACAATGTCAATATCTCCGTGATCAAATATCATTAAATCTCCGCTTAAACTTTTACGAAGGTCCATTTCTAATTTAACAACCGCGGATTGGTGGCCGCGGCCGATCTTAATTGTTAGAGCCATCGTTATGGAACTCCTGTACTAATTTTTGAGTTTTGAGTACTGTAAGAAGTACATTCTCAGTAACGTCTGTTTGCTTAAACGAGTCTAATTTTTCAAGAACTCGGCTAGCATTCTGTGACAGATTTGGATCATCTTTAAAGAGGTCCGCGGACATCGCGGCTTTCACTTCTTTTTTTAAACGCAAAATCTCTTCGTTAAGATACATTTTCAAAGACAAAGAATTATCGGTAAATGAAGATATGTATTTGCTCAGAAGTTCTTTTTGCTCAGACATTAAATCTTGCTTGTATTTATCATTAAACTTGTTAATGAATGTGTTAAGTACTAGATTGTCTATCGTTGGCTCCTGTTTCTTCTCAGCAGCCGACGTAAGCATATTCGTTGTAACTTCATTTTCTAATATAACACGACTTTTAGGATCCGTTTTTATATTAAAAATTTGATCAATCGTAGCCAATGTTTTATAGTTGGGAACAAAGTTGTTGAATATATCTGATTCAATTTCTTTATTAATATCATGTATCATCGCTGTTTGCGCAGTAAAAAGTTGTTGCGGATCTATCATCATCTTTTGTATCTTTGCTTCTCTAAGGATCTTTTGTGAATCTTTTTCCGTTAAGTTTTGGTTTTCATAAAGAGACTTATAACATTCTAGATCATATTTTAAAACGCTATCGGCGCCGAAGTGTTTTCTGATTATATTAATAACTTTTTGCTTGCGCTCTAAACTTCCTTTCATGATAGAGATTGTTGCTTCTTTTATCAAAGCCTCATAAACAAATGCTGTGTTGCGTTTTTTATTATGCTTTGTTTTCATCTTTTTGCTCCGTTAATAGTTTTTTACTTTCCAATCCCTCAATCAAGTTTCGGATTGACTCGTTAATTTGAAATAAACTTTCTTCTTCTGATTGCTCTCTCAGACTATAAATAGATTGCTCTTGTTCATAAATCCCATTGCCAACAGATGGTATAGCATTTATCTCAGCGCCTGGATATACATTTCGTGTAGTAGACGAGGCCTTTTCTTTTGAGTATTTAGCCGCATTTGAACGTTGTCGGGCGCCCGCTTTCCTTTTGTCTACCTTTACAGGATTGTATACTTTGCCTTTAGCGCCGGGTGTTAGACGAGGCTCCTGTCTGCTGCCCGGAGGTACCGCCAATAAAGGAGATTCTTCCCCGCCGGCGTCGGCGTCTGCGGGCGCATCTGCGGAGCCTGCTGGCATTTCATCTGGACCGCCAAGATCAAGATCGTCACCTAAGTCTCCCCCTCCAAGATCGCCGCCGAGATCTCCACCACCGAGGTCTCCACCGAGGCTTCCCTCAGCTTGGGCGCCGCCTTCAGCTACTGCTTGCAGGGATGCATCGTGGGTGCGATCATAATACATTTCGCGTTGGTTGCGTTGGAATTCTTCATGGCTCATGCCAAAAATGTTATCGGCCACCCAACGACGAGAGAAGAACCCTTCTGTGGCTGAAGCTGCGACATCAAACTTGGATTTCCAATGCTCGATCTCTTGAAGCTCGGCAATTTTTGATGGATTATTCAGAGCCAGCTTGAAGGATAACAAATCATCTCCGCGGAAACCAAGAGTATATAAGTGGATGATAGCAATTTTTTCTAACTCCGCTATAATAACTCTCTGCAGTCTCTGTACGGTTCGTGAGAACCGAATGTCTTTTTGGGCTAAGGTTGTTTTATCTTCTGCTGCACCCTCTCCCATCGCAAGATATGCTTGGGGAATTTTTAAAGCGGAAAAAAGCTTATCACGGAGATATTTAATATCATCTATTTGAGTAATGTTTTGGGCGCCGGCAAGAGTTTGTATCTCGGTTGCAGAACCAGCGCGAACAGGAATAAAATAATCTTCTTCAATGGACATTGGGTTGTAGCGTAAGTCAACTCGTCCAGTGCTTGGGTCTACCACTGAGTGTCTCTTAAGCTGAGTTACAATTTTTTGCATATACTGTTCAACCTCTTGCGGAGGGACAGCCCCCACATCAATCTTAAACACTCGGCGCTCAGACGAACGAACAACACGATAAGCCATCATTGCGTCTTCCATCAAAGTTAGTTGGCGCCAGATGCGGCGTGCCGGTTCCAGGATGGATGTTCCGTATGGAGCGTACTTATCGTTTCCTAAAATTCTAAAATGTGCAATTTGCCAGTTCTCAAACGTCATTCCTGCTGAGTTCCACTGATACTGGACGTAATTGGGGTTGGTGGAGTCTTGTCCTTCCAGTCTTTCGATCTCAGCAGTAGGGATAGCTATCACCCCCTTAACACCGTACTTGTCGTCAATGTCTAGATACAAAAAGAAGTCTCCATACTTGCACATGGTGCGGCTCCAGCCATACAGGTTGTACTGAAGGCTAAGTATATTATCGAATAAGACCGCTAAAACTGCACGTATCTCTTCGTTGGGGCATTTGATGCTCAGCATTGGCCGGAGATCCGAATATGTCGTCATTTCGTCGGCATAGATATCCAGTGATGATGCAATCTCTGGTGTGTATTCCATTTGATCAAAATCAACATATCGTTCAGAGCGGCGCTGGTTTGCTATCGCATTGGTCGCTAGATTATCTAATGGGTTGTGTAAACTCTTTTTAAACTGTTGTCCGGACGCAGTCTTAAAACGTGAAGAATATTTATCCAGATGTTGACGTCGGATGCGACGGCCGGATTGTGACCGATAGTTTACTATGGGGCCTGAGAATAATCTAGTTAAAGCTTGGAAGAGCTTAGATTCTTGATTAGCAGGGTTTCTGTTGTTTGCTGTTAGTCTTCTGTCAGGGGGTGCCATTTATTTTCTCACTTAATGATCCAGCTAAACTGGTCGTATGTATTTTTTGCTTCATTTATTTTATCAAATATATTATCTTTTTTGTAGCCTTGCTGGCCTTTTATTTGAGTATTCATAGTTGTTTTAGAAGATACAATAGCAGATAGGAACGCTTTTGAATAGTTTAAATCTCGTGCACTTGTCTGCAATGCTGTGTCCCTCACCCAACAAGCGATTGCAAGTGCCATGATGAGATCATCATGGTATCCTTTCATCGCTTGCGGTTTTCCATTCTTCCAAATAAAAGTTTTCATCTCGTTAATTGTACGAGAAGAATATATGGTAATTAGTTTGTTTCTGATAAACTCCTCTAATTTCGCTATAATCAAGGGGCGCGTTTTCATGGAAGTTGTGAAGCCGGCTATGCTAGAATTCATTGCTTCTGCTTGATGTTGTTCTATATACTCATGTGTAGACTTGATAGAGTAGTACAAATTTGGATAGGCATGTTCAACAAGCTTATCGAGAACTGTGTAACCGATATTGTTGTTCTCTACCACAAGCATAGCATCTCCAAATTCTCTCCCTACTTGATTCAGGAAGTTTGCATACATATCGGGCGTTGGCTTCCCTTGATATTCGCCCACGATTTCGAGAGTTTCTATCTTGATCATATGTAATGTTGAAAAATCGGCGCCGTCGCCGCGGGAAACATCTGCAACAGCAAGATAGTTGCAGCTTGGGTCGTATTCTTCCCAAATCCAAAAATTTCTGTCAAAAGCTGTTCGGTATTTTGGTTCCCTAACGTTTTCTAATAACCACTTCATACAATCTGGATCAATGACAGTCTCTCCAGAAGTGTTGAAATTACACTCAAGCTCTTGTGCAATTTGGCGCTTTGACATATTCTTGGTCTCTTTCTTATACCATTCATTATCTCTGTCTGGGTGAACATCCCACGAAAGTGTAGTCAAGTTAAAGTTATTTGTATTGCTTTCGGCATCCGTGCATGTTTTGTGGAACCAATTACCAACACCGTTGGGTGTAGACAGCGCTATGCATCGACCACCAGTAGACAGAGTGGGATATAGGCCGGTCCACAGATCTCCGAGGCCCTCAATGTGAGCGGCCTCATCGAGTACTAAAAGGGATAGTGCTTCTGAACGACCTGCATCACCAGAGGTGGAGGCTGCTTTAATAGACGAACCGTTAGAAAGCTCAAATGAAGTTCGGTTGTCTACTGTGATGGTAGCAATGCTTAACCAATCAGGCACATTTCTCATGATGCCTTTAACTTTCTTTACAAGGTTGCCCGCTGTAGCGAACTTCGTTGCCATTACAAGAATTGCTTTGTCACGATGGAATAACATAAGCCAGACAATATATCCAGCTGTGATTGTTGATATTCCTAACTGTCTGGCTTTTAAAATAACGTTAAAACGATAATCATTAAAATCATGTAAAAGGTCGTCTTGGAAATCATATGTGTCAAAAAGAATTAACCCATGCATAGGATGGGAAATTCTGGCGTAGGTTTTTAAAAAGTAGGCAGGATCTTTGCCACATTTTAATATCTCTTTAACTTGCTGCTTTTTGTCTAACTGAAACGTCATTAATCATTTTTTGGTTTTGGTCTCGTATCGTTATCGGGGCGTGTACCACCGGTGCCATTCCAACCACCTTGATCTATAAAGGTTTTCCAATTAGCTTCTACGGGGTTTGTAGACCCACTGTTATCATCGTTCATATCTGATGATAATCCGCCAACTTTATAATGCATTTTTGCCACTACCCAAGAACGTACGCGAGATGAATTCTCAACGCGTACATCCACCTCTCCTTGTTTGGTGAGTGATACCGAACTGCCTGTAATTTTTTTGTATTCGTTCTTAAGCCAGCCTGAAATATCTGTAATTCTTTGCTCTATTTCTTGTTCAAAGCCGCCGGCATATACTTCTTTTAATTGTATTTCTGATTGGTAGCTTAAGCACATCATATCACCATAAAATTTCACTCTAAATCCATCCATTACACGTTGATCGATTAGGGCGTTGCCCTCTTCTCGACGTAAGGCACCTGTCGTTACCGGGGATTGATCTTCCCCCAGTGCGCCGTCGTATGCGTTTGCTGCTGCTTGTGATAAGCCTTGAATTATTTCGTATACTGTTGCCATTATCCTTATACTCCTTGATTTGGTGGGGTGGTGGTATTTTGTTCGGGAGAGGTAGCCTGCTTGGCAGACGAACCAATTCTTTTTTCGAGAGTTTTTAGAATCGTCTGCAGCGTGGTTCGATGGCTCTGCAATTCAACACCAGGGAGTGCTGCCAATTTCAATAAAAAGGCGTCTATTTGGTGTATTAGGGCGCGCTCATTATTATCAACTTCGTCGCTTACGTCTTTTCTTTGGTCTTTGCCGCCGGTTGTAAAAGTTCCACCTGTCATTGCTTTATTCTTTAGCTTGACGCCTGGCTCTGCAGCTTCTGCTAAAACTTCTTTGATAATTTTAGTAAGTTGTGATTTTGTAATTTTCATCGGGTCTCCATCCTTTTAGCCATCTTTCTTCTCGGCCTTCCACATAAGTGATATAGCAACTATTGCAACACTCAAATTTTAGCTGACAAACATCATCCATGGTACTCTTTGGAAAATTTCCGCAGACAGGACAATTCTTTAAAGATTCTCTATTAAGTAGTTTTTTCGTCACCTTTATACCATTTACATCTACTTTTTCTTGCCATTCATCATTCTTGGCTGTTCGTTGATATAACTCGCGCATTTGTTGGAGGTATTCTTTCTCCTTGATCGGACCCCAGTCAGCACGTGGATTTTTAATAGCTTCCTCACCATATTTCTGGGCTATGGCGCGCTCTATGGCAGCAATATCATTAGGATCTTTTTTACTCATCAAACACCTTATAAGCCCCATACGATATAGCCATTCCGCTAGCCACCCCAATCGCTACCCAGAGCACAGGATTCTTTTTACTTTGCTTTTTTAATGCGGTTGCTAAGGCATCTGACTCTCGCTGAAGCGACAGTACTCTCATATCATATTCCGAAATTAAAGCATCATGCCTTATTGTGAGGTTTTCTAATTTTAACTCATATTCCGTAGCCTGTATACCTAAATCATACTTTAGTCGAATGTCGCATGCACTTTTGGCAGACTGAGTTTTCGTAAGTATGGAAGCATTAGCTATCGGGTCATATAAAACACCCTCAAATGGTGCGCATTGATTTAGGCCCAAAAATGTAAATGTACCGGTGTCGTTTGCTATCGCAGTACTACTCCACATACTCAAAGTCAAAAGTGCTAATAATCTCATTTGCTAACGCCTCCTTATCTTGCGTGAACTGTCTCTCGTATTCTTTAGTTTTTTTTTGCTTTTCGTTCTCTAAGTCTTCTTGAGACTTGTCGTACTCATCTCTCAACTCTTTCATGGCTTCTTTGTAAGTATCAATTGCTTGCTCGCGGCGGGCTAGCTCTTCACTGTGTATATACTGTAGTGCTTCGATGCGCTCTTTGGTTTCTTGTTTTGAGATCTCGTAAGCTTTATTAAGTGCGTTATAATCCATGCGCATTTTAAGAGATACAAGTGACAAAGAAAAAATGACGAGAATTTCTCGCCAGTTCTTAAGTGCAAATTGTAGAACTTTGGCCCAACTCATGCAACACCTTTTAGTTTTGCAATACCATCGATGACTGTCTGACCACCGATGTAAATAGCAGAGATGACTACCCAGTCTCCAGATTGCAAATCAGAGAAGGCAAGTAGTCCGGTAGCCGTAAGCCACACAAGAAACTTGCGTGATATCATCTTTTCAACTAATCTGTCTAACTTTCCTTGAACATAGCTCATCATGCAAGCCTCACTTCTTTTCTGCGTCAGCTTCTCGCGCTTTCTTTGCTGCTTCAGAAGCGTACTTCGCTGCTTTGTTAATTATCTTCTTTCTTTCGGCGTCGGTAGTTCCGTGACCTCGCAACTTGAGAGCAGCTAAAGCACTCTTTTTATCAAAAATAGGAAATCTGTCGTCGCTTAGAGTGGCATGATCATCACGGGCATCTTGAGTAACATTGCCTTTGGCGGTGCGATCGCCTTCTTCTTCTAATTCTCTATTGTTTAATTTCTTTTCTATTGCCATCAATAGAGGAGTTCCGATAGTAAGCATGCCGAGCATTGGTGCCATCTTAACCATCACATCATACACAAGCTTAAGGTTTTCAGGGGTAATATTTTCAAAACCCTCTTCAAGATTATAATTTTGCTCTACATTGGCAACCGAGGAGTCAAGTAGCGCAAAAATAGTGTCAGCTAAAGCTTTAGCTTCTTGTGGCTCATTTTTGACTGCGGGGTGTAGCTCTGCAAACAATTTGAGCAATGCTGCAGAAGCTTCATACGGATGTTCAGCACTGCCAGCTTGCGCTAGCCTGGATGCCATAGTTTGGGGCGGTAGTTCGTCTGAGATCTCACTCAGTTCTTCTTTAATAATCTGTTTAAGTTTTGATTTAGTAATTTTCATTTTATAGTTTTCCACTTAATTTTGCAGCCACTCCAGGTTGCGTAAGTTTAAATTCAGCGATGGCAGCGCGGATGCTTTCTTCATCACAGGGGCCGGTATACCACTCTTGAAACAGGTTTACTGCGTCTGACTCTTTTAAATCTCGCTGTCTAACGCCTGCTTCCCGGCATATTTCAAAAAATAGCGTGCCGGCGGTGGGGCGCGCTTCGTCAGCGCGGGGTTCTACACAACATGCGTCTTCATTTGGTGTTATAAACCAATTCCAAAATTTCTTAAGCCAGTTCATTTTTCATCCTCTGTTGTTTCTACAAAGAATTCATTATCGCCATCAAACCGATCAAGCTTCTGGCGCATTGCGTAGCGCTCATCATCATAAACCTTGGCGTCAAAATCAAATTCTTCCATAATCTTTCTAAATTCGCTTTCAAGCTTGTAAGCCATTCTAGCTATTCTTTTTCCGTCAGCTTTTAAATCAAAGCCGGGACGATGGAGATCCCTTGTATATCCGGTAAATTTGTTAAACAGCATAGCCCACTGTTCGATCTTTCTTTTAAAGGCGTCGTATTTCTCAACAGGGATTTTTAGCTCGGCGCCTTCATCGATGGTGGCGCCAAGTTCTTCTTTAATAATCTGCTTAAGTTGTTGTTTGGTGATTTTCATGTTGTTAATCCATTCATGACTGCTTGTTGTATTGACTGGCCATGTGGGATGCATCGCTCGCGATGACTCTAAGCATTTTATCCCGAAGCTCCGGAACTTGCTTGATCACTGTCTGCATCAAATTATTCCACTGGTCAGCAAGTTCTTGTTCCGGAACATCCATCTTTTGACGCGTGTTTATTGACCTGGGATCTGGTTCCTGAGTACCCATCGGGTTAGGACCCTCTTCAATCTCATCTCTATATGCCGTCTCGTGTAAAAAATAACGAGGGTCAATTCTTTTTGTGTTTTTTCTTATAGCCATTATAATATTCCTTTTAAGTTGCTAATCCATTCATACTTAGTATCGCAATCAATCCGGGCACATTCTTTCTGACATAAACGCCAGAGAAAAGTGTCTCGCATCGACCGCCGACATAAGCGATTGCCGACTCAATGTTCTTACTGACCTTTGGATCAGCCACCATCTCTTCCGAGACGACTAAAACCAATGAACCAGCCGCTGCCTTACCCTTCGGTGGGGGGCACGCTGACCGGTTCATGCAGTTATGAAGGATCACCGATCCAAGCTTTGCAGTATTTGGGTCCTTTATCATAGTCGAACCCATAAAAGCGCGACCGTCATTACCCAAACATGTTTCCAAATCTTTGCTATCAAAAGATTGGATCGGTGAATCCTCAGTGGAGAGTTTTAACACTTGGGCTAATGACTTAGCAAATTGTGTGTTGGCGACAGGATACATGCCAAGCATGCCGATTCTGCCGCGAAGTAAGCGTGTGGCGCGCTCGTTGTCAAGAACAATATGCGGATGTTCCGCAACATCATTAACGAGCGTTAGAGCATTTCTTGCAATGGTGGGATTAAGAACTTCTTGCGCGGTTGGCCACGATACTATGTAAACGACCTTGCCACTCGATTGCACAGAGCGCATGTAACGCTCAAAGACAGGGTGCAGAGCGGTAACACTACTACCGGTACCACCACCGCCGCCAGCAAGGACGAATAACCAATCAACTTTACCGAGCTTGATACGCAGGGCATCTTCAACAATCGCACCATTTTGACTTAAAACCTCTTTTCCAT